TCCCGAGGCGCGCATGCGCTCAACAAGTTCCTGCGGTGTCGGTAAGACCGGAGGCGTTTTGCTGCCTGCGTTAGTTGGCGATGGCTTTGGCGTCTCTACGGCCTTTTGCTGTGCAAAAAGAATGCTGTGCGCGGTCCTAAAGTTGTCCCAATCAACAGCGCCGTCATCTGCGATTAAACCCTTGGCTTCCGCGACTGTTAGAGCTACTTCAATGTCAAGCACGTCTTTCGGAGCGCTCGACAGAAATGCGTTGCGCTTGTTTGCCTTGCTCAGCTCACTGCGTAGAACGTCGATTTGCTTCGACGCTTCATCGCCTTCTTTAAGCTGAGACTGAATAGCCTTAAGCTGCTTATCCAACGCTTTTGCGTTGGCACGCTCCGCTTCCAGCGCGGTCTTTAGACCTTTTGCGCCTTCGTCAATCTGTGCGGCCAAATAAGCGCTAACACCGGCCTTTGTGGAATCGTCTTGAGACGAAATCCACGTCGTAAAATCGAATGGTTTTTGCTGATTTTGTTCTGCTTTGTCTGCCACGGCGTCCCGCCTGCCCCACTGCATCACGCAATGGGGAAAAACAAAAACGCGCCCGCTTTTTTGGTCAATCACTGACCAAAAAAGCGGGCGCGTTGTGCGACTGCTGTCACTCCCGCGCGAGTGCCAGAGCACGCGAGCGGTTGTATTAAGTTGTTGGTCTAATTATACCGCTTTTTTATCTTGATCCCTTCTTAGGCTGCGCTCCGAATAATTCTGAATCTATCGTCTATCTGCGACTACCTGCTTTTTGTGAGATCCTAACCCATACGTCCTCTCAATATAAGCAACAATCATGAGTAGTGCCTGACGCACTACCATAAAAAATGCGCGTAGTTCATCACTGTGCTTTGATGCGTCTGTCATGTTCTGCCACCTCCTGAAAATGCGTTTGTGTATCTGCCTTGCGTAGACCCGCCGGCATCTCGTGCCGCTCGCTCAGCCTTTGCGCTTGCAATCATGCGCTGCGTTAGCGAATCGTTCTCCAAAGACTTAAAAACAAGCGCCGTGGCCGTCCTGCATCTCCAATGGAACGGCGGATACGCTAGTCGGTCGGCGAATTTCGGCGTTCCTGTCAGCGTGAACATACCGTCAATCGGCGCGGTCTGTCCATGCACGCGCAAGCAGCAATCAGTTGTCTTTGCGTCAATTGCCGCGACAGCTTGGCGCACGTATTGCCCCACCATGCGCCCCGGAGTGTTCTCAATTGACTGTGTTACCGATTCGTGATATGCGTATGCGTGAGTGCTCACTGCGGCGCGCGTAAGGCCAAGCGCGATAGGTGCCGGCGTCACCATACCAAGCGACCCATTAGCGCCCAATAGTTGAGGCGCAGTTGCACTGCCCGCGCGCACGGCCGCCAAGACCTGTGCGCGTTGTGACTCAGTCTGTAGCGTGATAGCGTCTACGCTCTCCGCAAGCACGTTTGAATCAAGAAAAGAAGGGGTGAAGTTCAGTCCCCATACATCAGCGTCAACGCGCGACTGCGCGTCTCCAATGTCCGCCGCGCGCCTCAGAATTGTCTCGACGATGCGCCGCACATCCTCTACCAGCGTGGTCATAATCGACCGCGCGGCTACAGCGTCCGCAATGGCTGCACGTAGCGCTCTGCGCGCGTTGCGGTACGAAGTGAACAACTCGCCAGTAGGCCGCGACACTGAGCCGATGCTCGCAAACAGAATTGCAAGCTCATCGCCGGCCTTTTCCGCGTTCTTTACCGACCGCTCGTGCTCATCCATTGTCTTCTACGTCCAATCCCGCGCTCTCAATGTTCCGGCGTCGGATATACGACGGCTGCTTTTGCATGTCTGCGATTTGGTCAGGCGTGTAACCCCATGTTTCGGCCCAGATCATCTCTTGCGGGATGCCGGCGCGCGACTTCGCATCTGACTCTTTGATGATTTCGTCTAACTTGCGCTTATACGCCGGCTTCCAGTTGGTCTTAATGGCCGTTCTGTCTGGCAGAGCATCAAGCCCGCCCCATGTCTCAGCCATGCGCAGTGCAAGCATCCACACTCGCGACCAAGCGTTTGCGAAACGCGTTTGTCGCTTCTCAACTTTGTTAATCAGCGTTTCGTTGTATGCCTGCTGCGTGCCTTCGCTCGCGACCTGCCGCGTCATCTGGAATCGCTCGACCGGCGTATCGGTGAGCATCGACGCGTAGCGGATATTGGCCTCAATCGTGGCGATAAACGGCGCAGAGTCCGAGCCTTCGATGACGTCAAAAGACGGTGGGTGTTGGCCTGTCTGGTTGTGCGTGCCAACGATCATTCCGGGGCTGATACTCACGCGGTTAGAGCCGTCAGCGGCCGGTGCTTTTCCGTCTGTTGTAGGCATCCACCCGAACGCCTTGTAAACGCGAAACGCCGCAATGCGGTTGTTAGCCGCAAAGTCGATTACGCTGTTTAGCAATTGGTCTTGTATGCTCCACGCGTCGATAGCCTCGGGGCGCATGCCGATGTTGGTAAAATGAATGGCGGCGATCCCCAACGGTTTCCCGGTGATATCAACCCACGGGAGCACGCTTCCGCCTTCCTCATCGCTGTATCCGCTCCACGCCATCTCTCCAGAAAACACGTCCGCATAGTAGCGCTCTATTCGGTCTGGGTAATAGTCGTTCTTGCGCATCCTTGCGCGGCCACCGCCAAGGCTTTCTCGCCAGCGCTTTGATACGTATAGCAGCTCTTGATTTGCGTCGTCGTTGGCGTAGAACGCTTTGCAACCAAACTCGTCGCCCAGATTATGCTCGCCCAAGTCGATAACCGACACGTCTGGATTTGCGTTTGACGCAACGTAGCGCGGGTGTGGAACAAGCTTTGGCATGTTGCGATCTTTGTCCCACTCAAGCACTAGAAACGCCTCTCCGTCGTTCACCGCGTCTCGGTATACCGTATCCTGCTTCTCGTCCAAGTCCTGCGCATCTACCACCTGCTGTATATACGCGGTGTGAGCATCGCTGCCAGTCGCGAAATTGGTAAACGTCAAGCGCTCGACCACGCTAGACACAATCGGTCTAATAACGTTGAACCTCCATCCCGATCTCTTTTCTAGCTGTCCTAATACTTTCGACATGTCGGTAGACAGCTTCGTAAATTTTGCGCCTTGATAGTAATAACGCGCTAGCAATACTTCGCGTTGGCGGTCTTGCTCCTCTTTCGCCTGCCACATCGCGTAGCTACGATGCACCGGGTTTGGTGTGTTCTGTGATGGATAAAGCATGTATGTTCCTATGTGTAGCTGAATGCGAAACTGGCCGCGCGCGATGCCATGACACCGTAACGAAATGCGTCGTAAAAGTCATCTCCGCCTTCGCCTTTCTCGTCTACGTTTTTCTTAAGCACATCCTCAGGTCGTCGGGGGTTGTGTTCAAGCAGCGGCAACGACTCAATAAGCCGCTTGCACTTTGGAGATATAAACAAGCGCGGCGGCATGTTCTCCATCGGGTCGCCCAGCAGGTCGATGATCTTCGCCGCGCCGTTGATTCGGTCGTCATTGGCGCGATTGAGCGATATACCGTGCTCCGCGTATTGCTGTGCGACCGTAGCGCCGCCGCGCTCTTGAAACACGTCCCCGCCTGCGACAATCGTTTCTATCCGGTTCATGCCGTTGCATGTCCGTTCGCACAGGTTGCGAATTGCGGCGGCGTGGCGGTCCACAATCCAGCGCTGCTCGCCGTGCTCGTTTAGAACCCATACGTTGCCGTCGCCATCCTCGGCCATCAAGTAAAACACGGTGAAATGTGTAAAGCCGTAATCCATAGCGCCCCAAACTGTCCAATTTTGCGGAATCGGGCGCGGAGGTTCTTTGACGTGATGCTGGGTGCTAAACGTTGTGAAGAACTGGCCGGCTGAAATGTCCCAGTCTCCATGCAGCCATGCGCGTTTCTGCCAACCCGTGAGTGATTCCAGACGCTTTAGATAGTCTTTGTTGACGAATTTGTTGTCATGAACAAGAGCCTGAACAAACCGCGCGCTTCCGACGTCTGCATCGCGTGTCGGCAATAAGAACATATTGCGAAACCACGCATGCCCAACCCCTCCGGGATTGGTCGTGTAGTACATGCGCGGACGCCAACCTGGTTTAGACGTTCGGTTCACGCTTTGGATCATTTCTATTTTTGACTTCGTTAGCTGCGTTGCCTCCTCGACACCAATTACGTCATATTCAAGACCCAAGTATTTGTCGATGTCTTTTTCGTCCTTGAAGTTTCCGACGATGATTTTTGACTGGTTTTGGTATTCCAACGTCATAGACGAAGGCCAAAAATTATGCGGTATAGATCCGAAAATCTTCGGTCGCAAGTCCTCAAACGACTCTTTGGCCGCCTTTCCAACCTTGCGCAACACAAGCGCTTTTAGACCGGGATAACGCACACAGTCATCCGCGCCAATTTGCGCTAGTAGCCAATGCGATTTACCAGGACCGCGCGCGCCGCCGTACCCAATATCAGTAGGCCCGTTGTCTTTGTCGCACAGTCGCGCGAGCGCGCTTACCTCTAACTGCTTAGGCTGTAGCACGATGCCGGCGCGCATGAAGTTAGCCATTTGGTCACGCGAGCACCCCGCCGCCTGTCCGGCGATTGCGTATTTCTCAAGTGGCGTTATCGTGGACGCAGCGTTAGTCTTCATCTCCGTAGACCTTCAATAGGGCATTTTCCATGCTGACATTAACGGCAATAGCCCCCCCCGCTTTGCCGGTAATCTCGTGTCTTAAGTTCTCGCGAAACTTTCGCGGTCTGTGGGCTTTTAGGAGGAATATAAGCAGCGTGTCGCTAGGGTTGCTTTCACGCGTTGCGCGCCTCCATGCCTCCATTTCCAGAATGTCGCAAGCATGCGCGCGGGCCTCCTTCCACGCGTCGCGAAATTCCGGCATGTCATCACGCCACTGATAAACTAGGCCGCGGCTTAGATTAGCAGCCATGCACGCCAAACGCACGTTTGATGTTTTGCGCAGCACTTCCAAAAACGTCTCGCGCTTGCGCTCGGACTCCGCCTGCTGGTCATTCACGCGTGGCGCGTCATCAACACCTTTTTTATGTG